TTGATGAGGTTGGTCGAGTCCTTGGTTACCTGCAATTTAAAGCGTTTCAAGATGTCTATCCCGTTCCGGACCGAATCGGGACCTTTCTCCGCTGGCTTGATGTTGAAGCCTAACCGATAGATTTCCTCGATGCTCTTGGGTTCTGCTGAATCGGCCACTATCTCCCAAGCCCTTGTGATGCCCAGCGACCGAAGTTTATCTGCGATGTCTTGGTTGGTCAGTCCCGTAGAGTAGAGAAGTTCTTGGATGAGCAGGCAGTCCCCTTGGCGGTAGATAGCGACCAATGCCGTAGGGTCGTTGCTGAACCCCCAGTCAAGCCCAAGGGCGACGAATTTGGCACGGCTTACATCTATCCCCTCCACCACCTCAAAGTCCTCGTAGATAGCACCCTGAAGCGTCCCGACCTGACCAAGGCCGTACACCTTCCACCAGTTCGCCCAATAGGCTGACGTTTCGGCTTTGGTGCGGTTTAGTTCGATGTCCCGCTTGATGGTATCAGGCAGAGCCTCGTTGTCCTGATAGGTCAGGATGAGCAGTTCGGAATCGTCCTCTCGCAGGACCTCGGTATGCGCCCAAAACTCATGCGTCGGGTTGAAGTCGATGTAGATGGCCTCGCTTGTACGGATGGCGAGTTGGTAGTAGGACTCGAAGTCGATGTTGTTGGCCTCGTTGATGTAAACGACCTGCCTCCTTGCACCTCGGAGCCTTGCCTCGGAATCAGCCGAAAAGAACTCGATGATTGAGCCGTTGGCGAAGTGATAGGTGAGCAGGGTCTTGTTCCATCGGTCTGCGACCCATCGGCCCGTCCATTGCATGACCTTGGCGAAGTCCTTGATTGCTCCCCTGCGTAGGTGGGGGATGGATTCGGAAACCACCGATATCTCGGTCTTGTTCTTTGCTGCGATGTCGATGAGGACCGCAAGGATGGCGAGCGTTTTTCCTACCCCCACCCGTTGCCGAGCGGGGGTTAACCTCCGGCAGATGTCCCGCCCTGAATAACCTTCTTCCGGGCTTGCATCCGCCTAATCTTTTTGATGGCCGTAGTTAATCTAAAGTCCATTTATTCGCTTAATCTTTTCAAGGTAAACCACCGCATCCATCAGTTCCTCCTGTAAATGCTGAATCCATTGCATAGGGGTCAGGTCGTTGCGGTCCATGGTCGTGCCGTACTTGGCTTCGCCCTGCTCGGCTCTTGTCCTGAATTGGTCAATGACTCCCTCAACGATAGAATCAGTCATTGTCGGGGAATAGGGGTTGCTCAATATGAACCGTGTTCTCTTGACGCTCCACGAGGTTGTTGAGGCGTTGAGTGATGGACGGGTTGTACTGACCAACCATGCCCCCCTCAATTTGGTCTTGACGGATGGTTCGCCTTATACGCGAGCAGATGGCTGAATACTCGGAGTAGTTGCCCCTTGTATTCCCAAAATAATCCCCTAAGTCCTGAACGATACCTGCATCCGCACACCAGTTCTCAAAGCCTTCCAAGGTCAGCGGACGCTCCAAGGGTTCGTATTGGGGAATAGCATCCTTGCCGGGGAATACCGTCTTGGTCCTTGGGTTTGCCTTGACCTGCGAGCGGTATGCCTCAAAGTACTCCCACATCTTTTCGGGGGTTTCAATGTACTTGCCGTTGCCCTTACTGGTTCCCATCAGTATTCGATTTTGTCGATTAGGTCGCTTATCTTGTTTACGATTTTCATTTTCACTTCGTACTGGTTCGGGGCATTGGAATCGTCCACCGCTCCGATGCAGTCGCAGAGGGTTGTGATAACCATCATGAGCGAGTCCATCCGAGCCTGCACTTGGGCCTCGTCATCCTTCGACTTCAAGTTCCCCAAGTTCTCGGAGTTTATTTCTTGACCATGATAAAGCAGACTTGCCACCCCAAAGGAGATATGAGATGTAACCGCAGTCGCTGGTGTCATCAGCGTTGTCGTAGTAGGTTTCGGCCCTTGACAGGTAGGAATGCATCCGCTTGATGGTTTCAAGGGAAATTGCTTCCCCGTTGGCTAACTGCTGCGCCCTGACCTTGCCTGTTTGCGTCGCACACTTGTTGCCGTTGCGTTCGTTGAGTTCTATCCCTCGCTTGGCATTGGCCCGAATCTCTTGGCCGTAATCCGAATAAGACTCGAACTGCTGCCTCTTGTGATTCTCCCACGTTGAGCCACAAACCGCAAGCCGTTGAGCCGTATCCGGGAACTCCGTGTTGACGCTGTTGTTGGACATACAACGACCGATGAAACCTTCTTTGCTTTCGTTATTGTTCGGAATTGGCAGGGGCATTCAGGGGGTGGGTTATGGTGTTTTGGTTGGCTTCGGCAAACAAGTCCGCTTGAAGGTAAATGTATTGAAGGGCCGATTTTACGCAGTCAGCGCACCACCAATTCGTAGGCGGTCGTCCGTGAGCGGTCAGGATAGCCTGCAGTTCCCCAACCGCATCGGGTGGCAGTCGCATGGTCAGCGATGCCACATATTGGTCCCAATACTTCCTGTGCTTTTGGGCCACGATGAACTGCTCGTTGGTCATTTGAAGGTCCATTCCCGGATGATTATTGCGGTGGCGGATGATGCAAGCCCAAGGATTGGGGCCAAGTACCATTGGCAGGTCGGCAGGGTCAGGGCAACACCCATCCAAAACCCGAAGCAGGTCATGCAGGAAAACGGCTTCCGCTTGGCGAAGGGCAAAGCGTAGAACCATCCCGGCAGGACCCGGAACTCCACGACCGCAAGGGTCGCCAAGGCACTAATCAGGATGGGATAGACCAGTATATCCATTGGCTTCGATTGCGGTTTTGATTTTGGCCTTGGCCTGTTCGATTGAGTAGATTATCGACCTGTACGGGATGCCTGTTTCTCTTGACATGGCCTTCATGTTGCCTGTCTGCATCAGCAGGTTCAGCAGTTCTTTGTCGTACGGGAACGCTCCGTCCTTGGCCCAAGAGTCCATTTCTTGCTGGGCAATAGCCCAAAGGTCATCAAGCAGGGAGTCGTAGTCCTTGCCCAGTTCTTGGGTTTCGGGATCCACTTCAACTCGCTCGTCGTGGTGTCGGTACTTCTTGGCGAACTGGTTGTTGTTGCCCCGGTACAGGTTCATGATCAAACGAACGATATAGAACCGCAGGTAGCCTTGGACCTGCATCTTGGTAATCTTGTCGGGGTCCTTTTCGAGCAGAATCAGGACGACCTCTTGTTCGAGGTCCTTCCAAAGCGGATTGCCCCCCGTAATGGTGAGGCAAGCCTTGCGGATTTCTCCGCTGCGATAAAGGTCAAGGATGGTAGCCTCTGCGTTCACTCACGCAAAGATGGAGAGGCTTCTCGCTAATGTTGCAAAAAATCCCGTGTCCTGTTTAAAACCTGTGTACGAAGGAATTTAATGTCGGGCCTTGCTCTCATGTTTATCGCAAGGATTTCGAGGTTGTGCATGACCGTTGCGTGGTTCCTCTTGATGATTCGCCCGATTTGGCAGTAGGTGTACAGGTATTCCGAGTAGGCAATGTCTGCGAAGATGCTTCGAGCAAGGACCAGTTCTTGGGTCTTGACGTTGCTCAAGATGTCGTCCGGGCTGACTCCGACAACCTCTGCGGTGTATCCGAGTATGGTGCGTGATATTAGGTCCATGGTTATGCCGTCTTGGTTGAAAGTTCGATTAGTTTTTTAAGACAGGCGAGTTCCGCTTCTTCGTAGTTGTTGCCATGATACACTAAAGAGCATTGAACATAGGCATTATAGTAGTTTGGCTCGCAATCAACATCAGGCTCAACAAAATGATTTAATCCATGCTCTTTCCTGAACCACCTGAACGCTTGTGAGTATGTTGGTGCTGTTGCAAATCCTTCTCTTACTCTTTCATCCCTATCTGAATTTTTTGCCTCCTTGAAAAACCAAAGATTTACATTGTCTTGATTTGAATAATAACCACCAAAACAAGGTTCATCAAACCCAAGTTCTTTGAGTGCAAGGGCTTGTTCGTAGGGGATAAATTCGTTTTTCATGGCTTAGGGTTAAAACGGGTTAGGGGGTAGAGGCATCCAATGGCTGACTTCGGTCAGGAACCAAGTTTGGTGTTCGTAGTACCAACGTCCGTCGCCCAGCCATGCGTAGGCTTGGTTCATATCGGTCGTAAAAATCAGGACTAGCTCGTAAGGTGTCGGCATCCGGTCCAAGCATTTTACCCATTCCATAGTCAGGCGTTTTTGGCTTGGAGGATACGACCGAGCAGGGTCCAGTTCACGGACCACGCCTTGATGGTTTCGGATTTGTCGGGGCGGTTGCAGTTGACGCACTCCTTGCGGATGTGCAGTTGCCAGCGTCGGAAATCGATTGGTGTGGTTTTCATGGGGTTGGGGTTTGGTTGGTAAGTTTATAGGCTGACGCTGGGGGGCTTTCGGTAAGACCAGAGGCTGACGGTTATCGATTGCGTATTAAACGTGGGTTCGGGTTTCCGAATCCCAAATCTCGGTCCAATTGAAATCCTTCCAGTTATCCTTCCATAAAAGTTTAAACTTTTCTTTGATTTTTGATTCAAAACTTCTTGCCTCTTCCAAGGTGTCAAAGTCCTCTTGAAAATCATTCATCCCTCCTTCAGGATAATAGGCATCACCTGCAAACACTAAAAATCGTTTCATAGGTTTAAGGTTTGAAATAGTTTGTACGCACCACAAGAATCGGTCAGGGTCTTGACCTGCGGCCCGAATCCGTTGGAGCGGGATAGCACATACTCGCAGGCGTTACCCTTGGCCCGGACCTCAATCACCTTCCAAGGGCGGTCGTTGGTGCAAGCGGTCAGCAGGAGCAGCAGTAGGTATCGCATGGGACAAATCTACACAATTATTCCACACTTGCAACCACTCGCTGAAAATCCTCAACGCTTCGGATGACCTCGTATCGGTAGCCTGCCTCTTGGACGACTGACTCCCACCACTTTTGCGAGAGGGACTGCTTGCCTTTCTCGGCTTTGAACTCCAAGAAGATGGCTCCTTTGTCGGAGAGATAGGTCATGTCTGCAACCCCAGCGGTCAGGCCGATGCCTTTGAGAAAATGACCGTTCGTTCGGCTTCGGGGGTTGTTGAGGTTCAGGAACAACCGCCCTTCTTCGTGGGGCTTCAAGAGTTTGAACAACTTGACGCAGGCTGCTTGCAGGGTGTATTCGGGTGTCATTAGCACATACAATTAAAATCTTCTTGGTCAAAATCAAATTCCATCGGGGTTCCTTGCTGGGCCATCTTCACATAGTCGTTGATGGATTTGTTGCCCCTAAAACTTGTGTGGCCGTATTTCTGCTCATGCTTGGCCCACCAGCCCACGAATCGGGTTCCGTGTTGGATTGTTTCAACGATGTTCCTATCGGATTTCTTCCAGCAAAGTTCGCAGTTGCCAAATTTGGAATGGATACCCAATTCAAAGGGCTGTTTCTGCCACCACTCCGTAAGTTCACGCTGGCCGATTGGTTTCTCAAAGTCGGTCAGTAGCGGATAGATTCGCTTGTCCTCTGCCTTGATTTCGGGCCAAGAGATTCGTTTGGGCATATCTTCTGCCCGGAACCCGATGCTGGTTACAAAGTTTTTGGTCTTAAAATATTCCTTCGCAAACTTTTGGATGGGCCTTGTTTTCAAGTAATCCGAGCAGTATGGGGCTTTTGAGTGAGGTAATCCCTCGTAGTCCCCCTTGTTTAATTGCATTATCGCCCCATCAAATGGCTCTGCATTGATTGCAAGTTCGTCCCATTCCACCACCTTGTATCCTACCCCTACGCCCATCGTTTCGGAATAAACACCTTCAATCTTCACGATATTGATACCCCAATACTTCTCGCAGTTTTTAAGAAACTCAATCGTTTCGGGTCGTTCCATTCCCGTGTTCGCAAAAACAAAGACCTTGTTGTCGTCCTTGTATTTAGGGTCCGTATGCAGGATGTAGGACATCATAGCCGAAGAACGGCCACCGCTGATTGAGGCGAGGATGTTCATAAAGGATATTCGTTGGCTTTGGTGTAGGGCAGTTGACATTGGACTTGGGCGATGCCAAGGCTACCGTTCCTGTTCTTACGAAAGATGACCTCCATCAGGTCTTGCTCTGCGCTCTTGTCGTGTTCGTATGGACGATAAACAAAAGCGATTTTGTCGGCATCGAACTCCAGTTGCCCAGTTTCCCGAAGGTCGGACATGATGGGACGATGGTCAGCCCTGCCTTCCGTTGCCCTTGAAAGCGAAGAAACCACGACCCCGAACACCTTTTGCCTCTTGCAGATTGCTTTCAGTTGCTTGCTAATGTTGGTCATCTGCTCTATTTTGGGCTTGGGCTTGTCAATCTTGGCAGGCTCCACGAGTTGCAGGTAGTCAAGGTAAAAGCCAACGATTCCGAACTTGGCTTTGAGTTTTGCTATCTCGCCCTCGATTCGGTCGAGGTTGGCTTGATGCAGGTCCACGATATACAAGGGCTTCCCTTTGAGTTGGTCAGCCTTTTGTGCCAACGTCAGGAACTGCTCCGTAGTGATACGCTCGTCGGGCTTAAGGAATGCTGCCCCGTCCATCGTTCCGAGGTTGGAAAGCATCCGCTGGGTCAATTGGTCTGCACTCATTTCCATCGTGAAGAACACGACGGGAATATCGGCCATGGCTTGGTTCATCGCTATTTGGAGAGCAAGCAGGGTCTTGCCCATCGCTGGCCTACCACCTACGAGGATAAACTCGGATGGCTTGAACCCGGTGCAGATGTTGTCAAGCGGTCGGATAAAGGTCGGATAGATTTGGTCCTTGCGTCTGCCTTCCCGGACCTCGTTCATGTTGGCGAGAAAGTCCTTGGCAAGTTCGTGAGCGGATGATTCGGAGGCGTTGGATTCAACGGCTTGGATGGACTGATAGCGTTGGAAGGCTTTGGGGATGTCCCGGTCATGGGCGAGTTCTTCCATAATCCTCGCCTCTTCCCTCTCTTTCCAAAGGTCGTGAAGGTCGGAGGCGTAGGTCTTCCAGTTGCTGACAAGCCCTGCTTCGGGGTCGATGCCTTCAAGGAGTACATGGGCTTGTCCTTGGTCTGCGAGGTGTTTGTAAACGGTTACGATGTCAATCTCTCGCTCTGCTTTGTGGAGGGATTCAATGGCCCGGTAGAGCAGGATGTTGTTGCCTGTGAACAGGCGTTCCGGGATTTGGGTTAGGAGGACGGTTCGGTTTACGAACTTGTCCATGAGGCAGCCGAGTAACTTTCGTTCAGCGGACAACTGGTAAGGGTTCATCATCGGAGTTTAGGTTTGAGTAGGCGAAGTTAGGTGTTCGTTGGATGGCTTGGTCCTCCCATCGTTTGCCGTTGAGGTAGGTGGAAGGG